ATGAAGAATTTGATTGTTTCAGCCGCGCTGTTTGCTCTGGCAAGCGGACCTGCTTTTGCGGCCGACTTGGTGGAACAGCCGGCGCCAGCGCCAGTTGCTGCTGCACCGGTATTCACTTGGGTCGGCCCGTACTTCGGTATCGACGGCGGCGCAGGTTGGCTGAACGGTGACTTCTCAGCGGGTGGCAGCTCTGTCTCCGAAGACTTCAATGGCGGCCTGTTCGGCGCCTTCGTCGGCTACAACTGGCAGTTCGACAACATCGTGCTTGGTGTCGAAGGCAACGTTGAACACAATTGGAATGACAAGGACTTTCTCGGCGGTGACGTGAGCGTCGGTACTGACTGGGCAGGCGCTGCACGCGCTCGAGTGGGTTACGCGTTCGATAGGGCGTTGATTTACGGTGCGGCTGGCTGGACCGCGAGCAGTGGCTTTGTGGATATCCCAGGGTTCGACAAAGAATCCAAGACATTCAACGGCTATACTGTTGGCGCTGGTATCGACTATGCGTTCACGAACAACGTCTTCGTTCGCGGCGAATATCGTTACAACGACTTCGGCAGCAAGGACATCTTGGGTGTTGACGTCGATCTGGATCAGAGTGTCGTGAAGTTCGGCCTCGGCGTAAAATTCTAGAATTGCTCTCCAAGCAAAGCTAAGCCTCGCTTCGGCGGGGCTTTTTTTGTGAGTTGTACTCGTTCGGAACCAAATCGCTCGACGGAGGTTTCCATTGCGGATCGCGTCGAGGATTTCTCGAACACTCCGTTGCAACCCGCAGCCTGTTGCCGATGCGGTCCACCATCTCCCTAAAGCGTTGATCACGTGGTCGCGCGACTACTGTACATCCTACAATAGATCATTTCGAACCAGCGTGCTGTTCTCGCGGCAAAGGAGAGCACCATGCCCAATGACTATACCTTCCCACTCTACGTCGCCACGCAGCTTCCCGACGGCAGTTGGCACATATTGTAAGTCAACCCGCTCAGTTATGCCGAGGCCAAGATTGTCACCCCGGTGGAACTGAGGGAAATCATCGCCTCACCACTCTTCGTCCGGACCTGACGGCCAGCACTTCAGGGCGACGAACAAAAAGAAGATGAAAATAAAGGATAGAACTCCCGTAAGAAGCGTACGGATGCTCGAACTACATGCCCGTTTGAGAATTCTGAGCGGAAGAAGGACCAGCGCAATTTTCGCGCGAATGTTCGTCGAATGCCAAATACTCGATGACGCCCTCATGGCCCCTCCTTGGCTGCGTTCCGCAATCTACGCGAAAAGAAGCTGCCCAAAAAGAGAGTCCTATAGGTTGAGTTAACACTGCCTAAAATACCGGCTCCTGTGCCCGGGCCGTCGGTTGCGAGGATGGCTTGAGCGAAGCTAAAATGTCGCTCCCCCGAATGCCTCTAAAATTTGTTCCTACTTGGCTTCCCAGAGCGCACCAAGGCACGGATGCCTTTTTCTAGACTAGCGTCCAACCAGAAATGATAGTGCCCGCCGAAGTACATCGGCAAAGGTAACGCCAAGAACCATCCCGCCAACGCCGATGACGCCAAGTGCGCCGATGCCCATTAGCTTCCAGCGTCTGACATCGTCGGTCACCGGCCGCATTTCCGAGACATCTTCTTGTACTGATACGACTGCACCTTCGACCTTGCCAACTCGATCCACCAGTTGATCCATGCGCTGATGCATGGTGGCCCGGCTCCTGTCAGACTTGACCTCGGAGTCGCGGAAAGCGTCTCTGAGGTTTCGGACCTCGGCTAACACCTCACCCATTTGTTGATGCAGGCGAGGATCAAAATCAGTCGACGTCAATTGTCTGCTCCTCAATGTCATCCTTGACCGGAGAGACCCGATCGACTATTCGGCCCGCCGCCGCGCTCGTTAATGGGGCGGTGGCAACAGGAGGGTCCGGCCTTATGAGGAGGCCGGGCCCTTTTGCTATTTCCGACAGGCCGCATCTTCACGGCACTGCTGGTTGTTCGAGGCGATTGCCGGTCCCGCCGTCGGGTCTTCGGCAGCGGCTCGTGCCGCAACGGGGTCACTGAAGCGGGTTAGCTGATACCCACTGCCGTTAGTCGCAGCCGCTGTCTGGCAGCCCGCTATCGCGCATGAGGACAAGGCAACGATCGCGAGCCGACTTGCTATGGAAGTCCGCATTATTCTTCTCCATGTTGGAAATTCTGGACGACGCCTCTTTGATGGCTTCCATCTGGGCCGCGACACGAGCGTCTTTCGCTCCCATCCACCTGCCGAACTGATAGGCCGCGAGGACAGCCAGGATGATCGCCACGCCGATTTTCAGCCTCAAGGGTATCCGTGCCCAAAGGATTGCCGGCATCTCAGGCTTCCCGCCGCTTCTGGATGTAGTTCCAGAGAAGGACGCAGGCCGCCGCGACGAGGATGGCGCCGAGGGCGTAGGCAATTGGCCCAGTTGTCGGAACGAACTGCAGGCTACCGCCCGAGAGTGCTGCGGTACCGACAGCAAGGGCGTCCTTAGAGATCAATGGAGCACCCTGCTTGAGAGCCGGTGTGCCGCTCGACTGGATGAAGCCGCCCCTCGCCCAAAGTCCGGCCTCCGCGGCGCGACGATTCACCAGGCCGTTGCTGACAACCTTCATGCCGTCGATCGTGGTCTTGTTCCACTTCGCCAGTTCACCCGGAACCGCGGCGTAGTTGCCCTGGTTCAGCTTCTTGAGCAGGGTCGAGCCTTTGAAGGCTCCGATACCGGCATTGAAGGCGAACATCACGAGAGCGCCGAACTGGTTGTCGGTCAGGTCGACCTTCACCGCCGTTGCAACAGCCCGCTCGCATGGATCGAGGTCTTTGCGTAGCCAGGCAACGCCCTGCTCCTCGGTGATGTCGGGTGCACCGGGATATACGTCCGGTCCTGTGTGGCCGTATCCCTGCGTGGCCGTGCCTCGCACCTTCATGCCCGGACGCAGCCGAGTCTTTTTCAGGCCCGGCTTCCCGTCTGCGTCGTCGTAGACAAACGGGATGAACGATTCCCACTGCTTGAGCGCAGTTTCGCTAGTGGCGTTGATGCTTCGCGCCATCGATATACTCCAGATTTTGCAACGAATGGTGGGCCCGCTTACGTCCATTGACGGTCGTGCGAGCAATGGCCGGTTGTGCGATTCTTCAGCAAGGCCGAATACGGCCGTTTTCCTGTAGTGCTAGAAGCCCGCCATCACCCCGCGGCGGGCTTCACTTTTAAGATGTCAGATTGGCTTTGGACTTCAGCAGGTGGCGCCGGGCGTAGGCCATTGCGCGAGCCTGCAGCTTTTCAGAACATGATTGATCCTTATGGCCAGGTTAGAGCGTCTAAGATTGCCTTCATGCCTTCAACAGTTCCGGCAGCTTCAACCTCAGCCTTGGCGCTGAGACGAACGGACTCAATCGCCGCACCGATCTGCTGCCATTGGGTAAACGCCGTGTTGACGACCATGGCAACTTCACCGAGCGTCGGAGCAGTGATCCCGACTTCGGCCAGGATCAACGGGTAGTCGCTGTCCATAGGGGTGCCGGCCATCGCAGCCGCGATCCACGCTTTCGCCTCGCTTGCCTTCTGCATGTAGGTCATCGCCTGACCAGACCCGAGGGTGATGTACTTGCTGCGCTCAAACTCGGCCAGGCCATCTATGTTGGCCTTGTAATTTGCCTTGGACTGTTCGAAGGTCGGTTCCGGGGGCTCCTCCTCTTCTTCCTCCGGCTCAGGATCGACAACAGCAAAGCCCCCATCAATCTTGATGAGCTTGCCTGATATCATCCCAGCCAAGGCTTCAGCGTACTGGGCCTCAGTGATCTGGATGCCGCCTTCAATTTCGTCGGTCGACACCATGTCGTTCTTGGCGTAGGGCATTATGCGATCCTCATGTAATATTCTGCGGCCACGTTGCGCATACGGGTCTCGTTGTCGACGCGTGGAGTGCCGTTCGTGCCGTCTGTTACTGGGCCGCCTGTCGTCTTTGTAACGGTCCCGGAGTTGCCGCCCACCGATCCTGCGCCGGTAGGAGCTGACGACTCAATCAAAACTTGGTGCCTATGGCCTTGAACGGCATCATCCTGGAGCGTGCCGGCAACCGTTCCCGGTCGCATGATGCGCCCCTCCGTGTTCAGCAGCCTAACCACCACACCATTCAAAGCAGAGCCGGCAAGGCTGACGGTGGCGGTTGCCACAACCAGAGGAGCAGAACCTGTGACACTTTCGGACGTCAACAGGCCGTTGTTGTAACCACCTACCCCCGTAAGACCGGCGGTCAAGAGAATGTATTTACCGCGACCGGTGGTGTTGTTTGGTGTTGAGATGCCGGCCAATCCAAGGTTGACAGGGAAAGGGACGCCAATGGGCTGGAAAGCGAAAGGATCGCCAATGATCCAGTTGAAGAAGTTGGCGAGCGTCACGCGCTTCAAGACGAATGTGCCGGCGCTGTCATTGACGGTTATCTCGTCAGCGCTGACGGGAAGGGCCTTGGCCGTGAGGCCATGGAACTTGGAGCCGATCCAAGTGAAGAGATTGGCGAACGTCACCCTGCCCAGAACGGCTCCGGCACTGTTGTAGATCGGTGCCTCATCCGCATCCACCGGCGTCACCTTGCTGGGGGCTCCGTGGAACCAACCAGCAAGCTTGTCCTTTGCAAATTCCACGATCTGAGCAACCGTGAGATATACGGTGAGGCCGCCAAGCATGGCCGGCACACGATGATCTACGGATGGGATGCTCGTCGATGGAAGGTCTTCGACCTCTATGCGTTCGTCTGCCATTTGGATGGTGTCCTCACGCGATCAATGTTGCGGAAAGCTGAATCGAGAACGTTCTCGATGTCGGGGTGGTCTCATTGGTATCGATGGTCCCGATTGGGCTGAAGTTGTAGCGAGTCACGCCTGCGGTTGCTGTCCCGGTGTTGTCCGTGGCCGATCCAGCGAGTACCAATGCTGGCTCCTCCGGCACCTTAAGTAGGACGGTGCTGTACCCAACTCGGGCCATGTGTCCGGTCGCTTTCGGGGTCCGGGCCCAGTTGATCGGGATAGACGTGTAGGCGACCACCCAGTTGCCGATAGAGGTGGTAACGCGAGTGAGCGTTTGAATGTCGAGGATCAGGTTGGTCAACCGGTCCTTGTTCACCAGATTGGTAATCGTCGGAACGTTCGAGGAGTTGGTAATGACGCGTGCCACCAGCATGTCGTCGTAGGTGCTGTCGAACCTGGAGTCTGTCTCGGCCACGACGGCGGGGTTGTAGACGTTGTTCGCCAGATCCTTCAGCGTGAACCCGTCGGTTGGGTTCCAGCGGATGTGGTAAGTCTTGCTGGCATCGGTCGCGAAGTCCGTCTGGACCGTGGTCAGAGGGAAGATTCCACGATGCTGGAACGAGACACCGGCGGGGATACGCACCTGGCCCGTGGCCGGCGACGTCACACCGAAGTGTCCGTTGGTGTTCAGGACCTCGGGGAAAATCGGCAGCCGGGCCCTAGCCTGCGCGGTCAGCAGATATGCGGACGTGTCGGCGTTCCCCGTCGCGGCTGCGATGAGCGCCTGGATGGCCTGCAGCAGCTGCGTCATGCTGGCATTCGACTGCGATATGCCAGCAGAATTGATGACGGCGCCTATCTCGGCTTGGATTGCCCAGAACATCCCGTTGAACAGGGGTAGAGAGGCAGGCCCGCAACCAAAGCCGTTGGCCTGTTCATCGGTCGTAGGAAAACGGCGCTCGCCACTATCGGCAAACGGTAGATCGAAATCAGCCATGTGATGGTTTCCCTCAGCAGGAATAGGGTTTCAGGTCGAGTTCACACATCCAGTCAGCGCCGCGTGTCAGCGGACCGGTGACGATGAAATCATCATTTTCGGTGTCAAAGAGCTCGCCATTCTCGGTCGACAGGATCGCCCCGTCGGTGAGCCAATCCTCGCAGAAGCTGCCCCACCCCTCCCCGAAGCCGAACACCTTGAAGGTGCCGAAGTGCCAACGGGTGACGACGCCCGGCGCGATCGGGAGCACCCTCGGGATGATCTGGAGAATTGCCGTCTCGTCTTCGCTAAGCTCGCGGAAAGGCGCCAGCACCACGCGACCGTGGCCGTAGTCCAAAACCGTTGCGGTTGGCCCATAGATGGCCTGCAGGGCGGCGGTCAGGTCCTCGATGCCATATCGTGCCTGCATCTGGTAGGAGCGCGAGATCAGCAACTTCCGATACATCGCATCGTCATTGATGCAGATCTCGGAGACGCCATCCTCGCCGCAGCCTTCCCATGAGCCATCCTGGCAAAAGCCAACAATCGCTCCCAGCGCTGGTTCGTTCTCGCAGGCAAACCCAAACACCGGCTGGGCGTCACAGACACAGTGGCAGCGCGGGAAACCCATTCGCTTGCCAACTAGGGTCAACTGATCTCCGACGGCGCTCTGTAGGTCGAAGTAGGCCGGCATGTCGCAGATTGCGGCATGGATGTTTGCTATCTGCCGCACATAGGTGCGGATGACGTGAAGCAGCTTCGGGCTCTCACGATATTGCGTCAGAACCCGGTTCGCGCCGGCTTCGACAAACACGTCTTCATCAATGCAAGGCATCAGACCACCGTCACCGTGACATCATCGGGTGAAAGAGACGCCCGTTCGATGAACGCGATATCAACCGCGACATTGAGTGCCGGCTGCAATCCGTCTCGATTGCCGAGGATCGAGACCACCTCGACGTTCGAGAAGGAGCTCTCGATGATCGACCGGACCCGATAGTAGGATACGTCGTCGCCATTCAGGAGATAGAGCGAGCTGATCAGCGCCGCCTTGATCGCGCTTGCGGCGGGCGGCGGGCACCCGAGGGCATCCTTGAACGTCCGCACGGTCACCGTCAGCTCGATCGGAACATCGATGGGGCGCAGGATGCGGAAAGTCCGGCAGTAGCCATCGATCACGCTCTCAATGTTCGTCGTGCCGAAAACTGTGACCCCAGGGACGATATAGCGACGGATCGCAGCGGCGATCTCGTCTTCGCTTCCCCCGGTGACAGCGATGCAGACCGAGCCAGGCGGCATGCCATTGTCGTCGATGGCATCCGTGTCGTTGACCCAAACGTGACTGTAGGTCACGCCTTCGATCTGGGCGACGGCACGACCGATGTCCTGAAGGTCGATACGGGCCTGTCCCTGATTGGTAATAGCCTGCCGGAAGGTCTCGTCGGTGTCTTCTCCCGATCGCGTCATGAGGCGCAGCGAAGCGAGCGTATCGAGCCGAGTTCCCTCGGCCTGGTCTGGATCATAGGACTGGTAGATGTCCTCGGCGTTCTCCCATTCCTTCGACAACGCCTCGGCGAAGATGCCGTTGATCTGGCCAAGCGGGCTCTGTGGTGTCTGGATAGCGCCAGGACCGAATTCGGTGATGACGGCAGCCTCGATCTCAGCAAGGATGATCGTCAGAGGCTTGCGAACGAAGCCTGTCGACTGAACGCCGTAGTCGGTCATACCTGCACCTCAGTATCGAAGATTGTGCCCACCTCGACCGATCGGATGATCAGGCCGCGCGTGGTGCGATCAAAGGCGACCGAGAACGATGTGATCTCGGTGACGCCATCGGTATTCAGGATCTCCGCCTTGATGACGGATTCGGCGAGCGCCGGGTCGTAAGTCTGGCCGAGGATCTGATCGAGCCAGGGCACGCCGGCGGTGGTGTCAAGGAACCACTCGCCCGAGAACGTGGAAAGGCGCTGGCGTGCGTGTTGGCCCACGGCCTCAGCATCTGCAACCGTGGCCAGATTGCCGTCGGCGGTCAAATACAGGTCGTTGGTGGTCTGATCGATCGCCAGACCGAAGCGAACCGCTGTCATATCTGCATCGCCCTCAGTTTGCCGGCAATGGCTGCCAGCTCGTCGCCGATCTCGTCATAGCGCGGCGAGTGGTTCAGGCCTTCGGTTCCGAGCTTCTTGAAGCCTTCTGACGTGAGCTCGACGTGCTGGATGAGTATGTCATAGACGTCACCCTCGCTCCCCTGCAGCGCGATCTTGCCGTCCGGCGAGCCCTTGAGACCGAACTGACCGTCCGCACTGAAACGAATGTGGGTGTTCTCAGGATCGACGTTCGCCAGAGGCGTCGAGACACTGTCGCCGCCAACGATCGTGGCTCTCATGTCGGCCAAGCTGTATGACCTCCGGTCGGTCGGGGCGCCGTCGCCGTTGTCGTCATAACCTTCCATGCTGCGCATCATAGGTGTCAGCATGACCTTCGACCCCGCAGGGATCGGGAAGGTTATGCCAGCACTGCCCGTGCGGGGGAGATCGACGGGCACCTCATAGAGCTGAGGCATAGTGACCGGCTGCCCGTTGTGGATCGGCTTGTAGAGGGGCTGAACGGTCGCCGTCTGGCTTTCGGGATCGAAAGAAACGATCTCGCCGGGGATTGGCCCCCATCTATTTTCGCGGTCAGACTGGATTTGCCGGCCGACCACATCGCGCGGCTGGTTGGTGCGCTTACCAAGAAGGCCCGTCATTTCGGTAATCCTTGATCCACCTTGCCGCCTTTAACGGCCTCGCACTCCAACGCCATCTGAAAAGCACCTGTCCCGTTGTCGCCCGAGAACGTGACCTCCGAGACGCGATACATCCCGTCCGCAGCGTTCATCTCCAATGTTTCGCTTTTGACCTGAACCCGGCGGTTCGGCCTGACTTCCGGGTTCAGCATGGCTGTCACGCGAACACCATTATCAGTGATGGTCGGGGCTCCTATCATCCCCGTTTCAGGAGTGATCAAGACAACGCCACCGATAACGCCATCACCGGGGACGATCTCGAGGACCTCGTTCTGTGACGACCAGTAGAAGCCATGACCCCGGCCAAGAGTATCCATCTCGTCGGAGCAGAGGCCACATACGGCATAAGGTCGCTTGAAGGTCTTTTCCTTCATGTCGTCTGGGAGTTTCCATTCTCCGCGGCTTATCCCTTGCTTTTCCATCTCCGAGTAGATGTCGTCGAGGACATCACCAACCCGGGTCCCCTTCTGGTATGACTTCGAGATGGTCGCCTTCCGCAGGGCTTTCGCACCATCCCCACACGTGATTGTCGTGAGGGTGTCCTGCTCTTCCCGAGTATGCTGCACGTCTCGCACAGCACCCTTGAAGATAATTCCGACGTTCCCGCCACCCTCGGGCGGCAGATAGCCGGCCTCGAGGGTGATGTTGTCGAACACCTTGCCAATACTGTTTCGATGGCTTTCCGACAGGTTGTAGATCGTGATCGTCGCGCTGTTGGCCGAGCTGGAGATATCACGCGTCACATCAAACGCGATCCGCATCTCGTGAAGGTTGATCCCGCCCGGGTTCACCACGAGACCGCCGTTGAACGATGCCCGAACTTTTCTCAGGTATTGCCGCATCAGGCAGCCGCCTCGACTTCCTCATCGGACGCCTGAAACAGTTTGACAGTCCCAGCCGGCAGCGCAACTCGGTCAGGGACCGCCCCTGGCGTGACGGCTACAGCGAAGATCATACCGAGGCCGAGATTGAACGGCTTGAGGAGATCGACACCAGTGACGATGCGGCGGCCAGTCAAGACCGGCAGATTGTCGATCGAGAGATCAAACGACCAGCGGTCGACAGTCGTGTTGTATCGAAGCCTGATCGTCACCCGGCGGCCGTTAATGATCGTTCCGAACTGCTGGTCAGCATAGTCGACGACGTTGAAAACATTCATCTCGCAATGCCTCCAGTGATTGCCTTCAGAAACGTCTGGTTGGCAGGGGCTGTCGTTACGCCCGCATCTCCTCTTTGCTGCGTCGCCGTTGCCCTGTCTGCTGTGGAGGCGTCGCCGGAACGCTCCGTTGAGGGCGGCGCTGCTCGGGTGCTTTTTTTGCCACCAGCCTTGCCACGCTCTCCTGTCGAATCCCCAGCTGGATCCGCTGCGTATGAGGTGCTGACGATAATCACTTCTTGCAGATCGCAACGGCAGCGCAGGATGCGTGAGAACTGGGCGTCCCGGTCAGCGTCAATCCGCTTGATCAGCAAGTTGCTATAGACCGTCAGTCCGGTGACGAGAGTAAAGGGAACACGAGTTTCCTGAAAGGCCACCAGGGCTGCATACGTGGCAGCTGCGCCGCTGTCCGCTACGTCCAAAGTCAGCCGCTTCGGTGCGACAACCGCATGGTCGGTGACCTTGGCGCCCGTCTCGATAGGGATCTCGGCGATGTCGAGCTCCGAGCTATGGCGTTCCGAGATGAAGCATTCGATCGGCACTGGGCCGATTGCACTTGAGAAGGCGATGACAGACATCAGAATTTCTCACCCTCTTCCCACCACGTTTTGCGGGCGCCAGCAGCAGCGCCGTTGCCGACTGCATTTCCGACAGCGGAACCGACCGCAGCCGTGGCGTTCTGGACACCGTTGACGTTGACCGGACCGACTTGGATGACCTGGCTTTGATTTCGGTTGTCATTCAACGGACCCGCGACGGCCCCCGATGAGCTATTGGTGCGCATGTTGGCAAGGTTGCCCTCCACGTTCTGCATCATCAGCTTCCAGTCGAGGGCATCTGGTGTCATCTGCTCCATGAGATCTTTTGGACGTGGCTGATCTACTACCGCAGCGCCGTTCATATAGATCCCGCCCATGCCTTCGACGTAGCCAGGCTTTGATTTGGGATTATCAGTGGCTTTGGTGTCCGCGACCTTCTGGTCCAACTTATCTTTCGCGAAACCCAAAGACTCCAGCCCGGATCTTGCGAGCCAAAAAGCCCCAGCGAAAGCTGCAAGCGACAGAACGAGCGGGTTGAGAGCCCCACTCAATCCGGTAATGGCAGTAACGGCGGCCGTGAGGCCTGCCGCGCCCGCCAGTGTTGATATAATGAGGCCCAGCTTGTCCGCGTCAATGCCTGTCAAATCAGACAGAGCCTTAGCGAAGTCCCCGATGACGCTGTCGCTGCCCTCAAACCATCCAAGCACTTCCTCAAGGATCAACAAACCGGAGAGAAAGGGAAACTTTACAGCGCCGATCAGGCCGAGACCGTAGGCGATAGCCTTAAAGGTGTTCGGGTTAGCGTCGACCCATTGAGACAGGAACTGAAAGTGCCTACGAAGACGATCAATCACGAAAACAGTTGCTTTGACGCCGCCTTCTAGGGCGGAACTTAACATCTTGGCGAACTTGTCGAGGGAGCCGTTCGAGCTCAATTCCCCGACGAAGTCGAGCAATCTGCCCAACTGGTTCTTGACTGCCTGGAAGAACCCAGCGTCTCCAACTTTTCGAAGGAACCCGGTCCAAGAGTCCCCGAGGTTCGAGACCATGCCGTTCCAGGTCTTCGACTGCCTCAGCATGGCGCCGTTGAAACGATCGCCAAAGTTCTCCTTGAGGAACTGGATGATCTCGGCGCTGTTCTTCTTGACGGTCTTGGACAGCGTTTTGCTGTTTTTCGTCCAGTTGAATGTCACCTTGTCGCCGGCAACCTGCGTTGTGATGCCGAACTCCTTCAGGCGTTCGAACTCTCCAGTGGCAGCATCGGCAATAGCCTCGACGCCCTGCATCAAGGTCTTGCCCATGGCGCTCGACGCATCCCCGACGGCTTCGAGAGCGCCAGTCGTTGGATCAATACCGTAAGACTTCAGGCGGACGAACGCCTCGGTGACCTCGCCGACCTCATAAGGGGTCTTGGCGCCGAACGTCGAGACCCAGTCCAGCGCCTTTTGCGCCTTTTCGGCGCTTCCCTCGATCGTCTCCAGCGTGGCCGCATAGCTTTCGAACTGGGCGGACGTGGTGATGACGGATCTCCCAAGTGCAGCTAAAGCACCGGCAGCAGCCGTCGCAGCCGCAGCGGCAAAGATGGTTATGCGCTTCGCCGTCTGATCAATCGACTGCTGAAATTTCTTCAGCTCGCCCTCGCCCTTGGTCTCATAACCAAGGATCGCGATTAGTTCGTCAACGATCATAGATTGAAATCCTGCTTGATCGCAGCCAAATTAAAGCAGCGAATCCTTGGGGAGAGACATGAACCGATTTCTTGCTAGTACACTGTCCACGCTGAACGCTCTCTACGCGCTCGCGATCATGCTTTTCTGCGTTGTGTACGGCGGTACTGCAGGGCAACCGACCGGCAGCTTGAGCGTGAGTGGCGCAGTGTTAGGCGTGCTCGTCGGGCTGGTCGCATCGTCTATGTTCTGCGGCTTCGTAGCATTCTTGAGCCTAATCGAAGGCCATCTTCGGTTTCTGACCGAGGCTGCCGAATACCAGAACAAGCTCGACAAGATGCGCGCTGAACGGGGGCAATAGCCCTACTCTCGGCCCGCCGCCTCGTGCATTGCTGCTTTGAGGTTGAGAAGTTCATGTGCGTCGAGGACATCGGTAAGCGTCACCCACGTCTGAAGGTCTCTCATGGAGTAGACGGGCGGCTCGGCTAAAACCGGCCGCCAGAGCCACATGTTTAGATTTGGAGCGACCTTGTCGATTTGGCGCTCACTCAGCCCTTTACCTTCGCCGCCCGGGCTCCACTCGCCAGGGCGCCGGAGAAAAAATCCCCGAATGTCTCCTTGAGAACGAAAGCTGCGACTGAAATCACCGAACTAAGGTGCTCGGAGAAATCACCATCAAGGTCGCACTGATCGTATTGGCCCGATGGACGCTTCACTTTTGCCAAGCTGATGATGTCCCCGACAAGAGAAACATACTCCTCAGGGGTCAGGCGAGAGAAGATATCGCCAAGCACGCCGATAACCTTCGCTCCGAGAACCTGCTTTTCTTCTGGACTCTGGGCAGAGGCGAGTTCGCCGATCAACGGCGGCAAAAGTTCGCCTGTGCCGCCCGCCGCGCGAAGCAGACGAGCCTGCAGATGAAGCGCTATGCTCGCGAGGGGCCGATCTACGCGGTATTCCCGGTTCCCAATCTTACGCTCAGCCATTGTTCGGGATCTCCGCGTTCCAGTCGGCAGTCCAGAGTACCCACTCACGAACGACGGCATTCTTGCCCTTGGAGTCGGTCGGCTTGGTCATGATGAACACCCGATCGGACGATCCGCCCTCATTCGATCCAGTATCGATGAACGAGAACGGAAAGGCCGCTGCAACGGAACCAAGAGCCTGCTGGCGCTTGTGCTTTTGCATGAGTAGGCGGTGTGTCGGGCTCGTGTGCTGCACTTTCACGCTGATCTGGGCGGATTTGTCTGCCGAGATCGAAAAAATGCCGGAGCCATCGGCACCAACAAGGCCCGTTCCTGCGTCTGCACCCTGAGTGACAACGATTGCGTCATCGCCATCCCAAAGGCCTTGAACGGTTTGTCCATCCAATGTCGCCGACACATTGATGAAGGAGTAAGCGGTGGAGTTTGCCATGTGTCAGCTCCTTAGAACGTCATGGTGTAGTTGATTACGGTGTAATGCACCGCGCCGGCGTAGCGGAACCGGACCGAGATCGCCGGAGCGATACGGGCTTTGCGCTGGCTTTCCGGCACATCGAACACCGATGGAACGGTGATCTCGACGGCTGGCGCATAGTCGCCGGTCTCAGGGTCGAGATCCAGTGCGACCAGACCTGCGCGGTTTGCCTGCTGCATGACCGTGCGAGCGGCTGAGGCAAGCGTCTGCATGCCGGCGTCGGTGAACGGCACCCGGGCGTTGTTGAGCAGGATGCCGAGGGCTTCCTCTTCGGTGCGGGCGATGATCCAGTCTGTGGTGTGGATCTCGTCGAGGAAGACGTTGGCCGTGAGCGTCGAGCCTTCGACAACGAAGTTGCGGCTGCCGATGTCGATGTAGGTGTTGGCCATGTGGCCGACCGATTCCGACTGGCCGACACCAGGCGTAAAGCCGGTGATCGCCGAGATCGCAGCAGAGCCGAGGTTGACCGCCTCGATGCCCTTCAGGTTCTTGAACTTCGCCGTGTAAGCGCTGTTGGCGTCATCGAAATTTCGTGTCGACATCCAGCCGGCCAGAGCCGCGGCTGGGAACATGGCAGCGTTGGGATGATAGAACACGCCAGACCGCTCGAACTCGCCCTTGTTGCGAGCGGCGATGGAGGTGGTGTCGCTCGGGGACTGTGTTGCAACCGCGTTGCTGTCGGAGATCAACAGCTTGTTCTTGGCTTCCGTCCAGGCGATCAGACCGTCGGTAGCCGCGATGTCGCGCAGCGTCGTGTCGTGCGTGATGAAATACCAGTCCTGGTCCGCATCATAGAGCGTGTTCAGCTCGGTCTGAAGCTCTGCGGCTGTCGGCGTAACATCGAGTGCGACAAAGCCGATCTTGATCTGCGTCGGGCGCGGGTTCTGCGAAAAGGCTGACAGAGCCGCCTTGTAGGCATCAGCCGTGGTCGCAAAGTCCGCCGCGACTTCCTCGATCGACGCATAGAGCTTCGTCCGGTGCGTGGCGTCGACTTTGCCAGTGACGGCGACGGTCGTGAGAATGAGTTCGGTTCCGAAACCGCGACGGCTCGGAAAGGCGTCGTTGCGCGACAGGGTCACGTTGACGACTCTGTTGTATGGGAGGATTGCCATCCTGCCGTCCTTTCGTGGTTGAAGTTGCTCAGCTGCGTGCGACGTCGAAGCTGCTTTCGTCGATGGTGTCGACAATGAAGCCGTCTCGCGTCAGCCCGCGGACGATGAAATCAAGCTGGGCGCGAGGCTCCCACTTGTTGTCGATGTATTCCGGCAGGTTCCTGATCTGCGACAGGTCGACAATCACGAGGCCCGGGAACATCGGCTCCATGACCTGGCGAAGCTTGGATGCCGAGACGATCGGGCGAAGGATGCCAGTCGGCTCGGAACCGTAGGCGTGGACCGAGAACCGCCACTCCGCCTCAATGACGGGCGCGGCGCTGATCTTGGTCTTGCCCTGAGTGTTCGGGAGGCCGGTGTCGGTGTACTCGACCACCTGCTCGTTCTGTCTCACCTGCGCGAAGCCAGTGAAGTTGACCATGATGTAAGGCAGCGCCGGAGCCTTCTTGCCTTCATGCGAGCGGATGGTCACGACATTGGCCACCGACGCGATCCAGCGCACTGCGGCGCTCCACACCTCATCATTGGTCATTTCGTCTTCCTGCCCAAAGCTGCGCGGTAGAAAGCGCCCTCGTCCCGCGGCCAGACATAGACCACGCGATAGTCGATGCTCTTGTGTGTCACGGTGTCGTCGAGAACGACTTCGGAGCGGCTCCACAGTAGCCATTGTGCTTCGGTCCGAACGCCCTCCGGCAGATCGCGAAGCTGGTTGCCGGTGGCCGGCTGGATCACTGCCTTGATCGGCGTGGTGGTCGGTGCACCCTCGATCGCCTTGCCTGTGTTCTGGTCGTAGCTGTCGGCCGCGCGCCGCGTCAGCGACATGCCGATCGCGCGCCGGTCTATTGCTCGCCCTGCGATGTTCATTGATCGACCTTGTATGTGACGGCACCGCGCATCTCGCCGTCGTCGATCAGCGGATTGCTCGAGCCTTTGAGCTTGACCGTCACTGGACTGTTCGGCGGTGACTGGAGTGACGTTATTTCCGCCTGGACATCGCCCTGAGCGAGGATGCCGAGCTTCGACAGGGCAGCCCGAAGCTGCGTCTTGCCGGTTAGGATCTTGGCAGCCGAAGAACGCAGCGCGTCCCGGTACTTGCCGCGGTTCTCTCGCACGGCGTTGCGCATGAACGGGCGCTCTGGGATAGGACCGCCCCAGCCGCCGCCAGATGCACCGCCGCGCGTGCCGAACTCGTTCCACACCGCCTTGTTGATGTTGTCCTGATCCGCCTCGCCGGCCGGAAACCCGACCTTGACCTGCTTCGGACCACGAAGAGACTTGCCGAGATCGGCATAGACCGACCCGACGACCTTGCGCTTGACGCCGATGGTGAACATCAGACGACCGCGATGGCCGGGAAGTTGCGGCGAAGCAGTTCGAGATACTGCTGCCCGTAGAAGGTCGAGGCGTAGGCTGAGAGGGTCGAACCGCCAGCGCCTGAGGAACTCGGCGTTGCGAACTCGGTCTCGACATCGCCGACCTTGTCCCGCTTGACGGTGCCAGTACCGGCCGTCGCGCCGGATGCGCCGTCTTCGGTCCGCCCCGGCTCGCCTTCCATCGTCAGGATGTGAGCAGTGAGGAGCATTTGCGCGCGGGCGCGATCCTTCTCGACCCACGTCTCGCCGACGTCAGCGATGGCGTCATCGAGGACGAGCTGCACCAGCGCATCCGAGACCGCCGTGAATTCTGGATAGCGGGCCTTAAACGTTGCTGGCGTTGGTGTCTGATACGCCATCGTTTCCGCCCTTCTTCTTCGACTTTGCCTTCGGTTCTTCCTCGTCGACGACCTCGATCAGCTTGGCGCTGAGAAGCGAGCGAGCGGAGTCCGAATGCTGCAGAACATGCCAGCGATGAAAGTTTGCCGTCCTGCCCGGTTGAATGGTCGTTCCACCAATCGTTACGGGGACATCGGCAAGGTTTTTGACGTTGGACATCTTTCGCCTCCGTTAGGGAAACCCCGGCCGTCACCAGCCGGGGATAAGGATCGATTAGGAGGCGAGCTTCGCGTCGATCAGCTCTTTGAGCTTCACGTTCGAGATGTTGCCTGGATATTCGAGACCGAGTTCGGCGGCCTGCTTCTTGAGCTCGTCCCGCTCGGAGGGCGTGTCGTCCGCCTTCTGCTTGGCGTCGCCCTTGAGCTTTTCCAGTTCGGCATCGCGTGCGGCGAGCTGCTTCTTGAGCTCGTCGAGCTCAGACGTATCAGCGGCAGTTGCCTTGAGTGCGGGACCGCCTGACGCTCCCGGGTTGTCGGTATAAGAGCCCTCGACAGCGAACCAGCCTGCAGCTTCGATATGCTGCTGCTCGCGGGCATAGACCTCTGCCTCGACGGACTGGCCGGGATCGACGAGAACCGGACCAGAGATGGCGTTCAGGCCGCGCGGGCCTGCCTGGGTGTTGGTGAACTTCATGGTTTGATCTCCTCAGATGCCGTCGAGGTAGCGAACAGACTTCGGCCGGCGGATGTCGACGCCTCCGAGACGGAAAATGCCCGGAACGTCGAACTTGAGAGGTCCGGTCTGCCAGGCCGGCAGGAACCGGAACGGCATTGGCATGTGAAATTTCAGGACCTCGGGCGACCGGCGGTAGGCAACCATGCGCTTCGTGCTCGATGCGCCTGCCGTGTCGAGGTAGCCGAACATGCCGCGGATGGTCAGCGGCTGGCCGGTCGTGAGGGTGTAGATGTTGTTCTTCTGGATCCACTCCAGGATCGTGGTCTGGTTGACCGAGTCAATCCGGCGAGTGGAGATGTCGAGCAACACCGAATACGGAAACAGCAGCGTGTCCGCAATTTCCGCTCCGAGCGTACCAGTGAAGATGCCTGTGAGCTGGCCATTCACATCCCGGAGGATCTGATCCGGCGTCTTGCTGGCAAAGGTCGTTGCCGAGCCAGTGCCGTCTGCCGGCGCCGTGGTGGCTGTCGGCGTGCTGGCATTGACCAGACCGGTCAACCCCTTTGCGGTATCGCCCACAAAGGCGACTGCATCGATTTTCTCCTCAGCAACCCGGCGTGCGAGAGAAGCCTTGTCCGGTGTCAGGTTCATCCCGAGAAGCTGGGCGGTGCCAAGCTCTTCGAGATTGTACCCGTAGCCGATCGCCGCCATGCTGACGCCGGTTTCGAACTTCTCGCGGGTCAGTTCGACCTTCGGCACGTCGTGGGCGTTGCCATTGAACCACTGCGCCTGGCCGACCCCGTCCATCGAGAAGTAGGTGACGGACTGAATCCATTCCGGCGCCGAGGTGTCGACGGGGACCAGGCCTGGGTACTGAATGTCTTGGTACCTGATCGCGTAGACCGTCGGCTCGATCAACGAGGCCTGACGGATAAGGAAGCTCATCGCGACTTGCTGAGCGTCCTGCATGATGTGTGCGTTCATTGTCGATCGCTCCTGTTAGCCGAGACGCAGAGCAGCGAGGCCGGCACCAGCGGTGCTGGTATCCCACTGAGCGCCTGCGATGAGGGTGTTGGACGTCGAGACGTTGGTCAGGACGCCAGTGGCCGGCACGTAGTAGACGGGATCGCCAACCGCGACCGCGACCGAGGCCTGCACGACGATGACGCCCTTCTTCATCAGGGCGACATTCGAGTATTGCTCGTACTTGCCGGTGGGCTGCGTCGTGTCGAGCACCGCGATACCAGTGAACTTGACCGTGGCTTCGGAGTCCACGACCTGGATGTCGGCAGTGCCCTGCACGCCGACCTTGCCGAAGCCGATACCTTCAACGTCTTCCGCGACGCGGGTGACGATGTCGTTCGGCTCCATGTTGAGGACCATGCCCTCGATCCAGCGGGCGTGCTGGGCTGCATAGGTGGTCTGAACTGCTGGCATTATGCTGCTCCCTTCGACTGGTTGCCCATCCAAGCCGAGGCCATGTCAGTGACCATGGAGGAGTGAGCGGCGTTGACGTTGGTCGGGTCGGTCGGCTTGAGGCCATCCTTGACGACGGTGGCGAACGGATCGGCCGTCTTCTTGGCGTCTTCGATGAGGAGATCGAAGCGAGCGTCGATGTAGGCCTCAGCCTTACCAGCGACAGCAGCGTCACCGACCTTGGCAACGACGACTGCCTTGCGGATATCGGCGTCGGAGAGACCGTCCGTCTTCACGTCCTTGGCGATTGCCTTGGCAACGGTGACGAGGTCGGCGCGAGCCTGCACTCGCTTGTCGAGATCGGCGTCGGAAAGGACCTTGGCCTTCAGGGCGTCGATTTCGGCATCCTTCTTGGCCATGGCGGCATCATTGGCAGCGAGTGCCGACTGATGGGCCTTCTCGGCGTCGGCGAACTTGGTGTTGGCATCAGCGAGCCGCGTCTGCAGCGTGCCGATAACCACAGCACCCTGGTCGGTTACTTCAACCGGGATGCCGTCGACGGTAACCGTCTTCAGGGTCATGATCTTTTCCTCTGTGGGTTTGTGATCAGGGGTGAAAGGGCTGACGCCCCAATTCGCACTGTCTCCAATGCGAGCTTGTGAACCCGCCCGCGCCGCATCGACGATCGCGAGGTGGTTGATCTTGATGTTGCGCTGGACAGCATCGAACTGCTGCCCGTCGTCGGTCGTGCCGGCAGTCCAGTCGAGCGAACACTCATAGCCCGCAGACAGCTGCCGCTTGCCAGCCTCGACGTCGCTGATGGCCACTGCATCTTTGAGGATCAGAGGAAGCCATACCCAGTCGCCGTCCTTCTTGGCGGCGGTGCTCACCTCGCCAACGGCCAGGTCCTTCCAGTTCGCGGAATTGACCGCGTCCTTAGGGTGATTGACCGTGACGGGCGCATGAGTGAACGACTGTAGGCTCGCGTCTGCGAAGACTTCCTCGGCAGGGCGATAGACGCGCACGATCTTCATATTCGGCTTGCCCACCTCGTCGCCCAGATAGAGCTGGATGCCGGTGCGGACGGCCTTTGCCTCCGCGACAAGATAGCCGTCTCCGGTCCGGCGCGTTCCCGCGACCGTTGCAGCGTCGGTGAATTTCATTATGGTACCTATCTTGATGAAGGGAGGCTCAGATGCTGGCTGAATTCAAGATCTGTGAGCGTGGAAAGCCCAATCACGTGGTTGGTCGAGTAACAGTGAAATCCGCCGGCCAAGTACTGGCCGACCAGCTATCCGAAGCGCGTCGCGCCGCGGTCAAGCAAGGCATCATCGAGGAAAGTGACGTCGACAAAGTCGATTTCATCCACATCGACAAACCGGGCTCAGGCCGGTAGCGTTGCCAATCTTCCCTTAAACCGTCAGAACATCTGCCATGACCGACGAACATTTCCGAGCGCTGCGGCAGTTGATCCTTGAGCAAAGTCTCAAGATCGAAGCCCTATCCGTCGAGGTCAGAGCGCTAAAGCGGGCTGTCGAGACAACAGAGGTCGTCTTCGTCGAAGATGAACGCATGACCTCCGATGATCTGGAAGATTTGCTCAGAACTCGACAATCCCGCGGGCCCCACACCGACAATTGATCGGTTGCCCTGGTGGAAGTCCCTGCTCTGCGCCGGTCGCCTCTCCCCACTTGTATGTTTTCCCATCAAGCTTCCTGTGCAACGCCCTCACCCGCTCATCATGTGAGGTTACCCACACGTAGCTGGTCACACCCGCCTGCTGCTGCCGGAACTTGTTCAGGTCCGAGTTGAACTTGCTGGTCTGGTCTCTCGCGATCAGCTTTGCCCGCCGATCGGTGATACCAAACTGCTCTTGCAGGGCCTTGCGAAGCGTGGTCACCGAGTTGCCGGCGACACTATTGGCATAGACCGTCTGCTCGACCCGCTTGACGACATCAGCGGACAAGCTTTCGATCAGCGACGCGTTTCGAGCCACGGCGAGCTGTAGATAGCCGCCCAGATCCTCCTGCGTCACGACCGCCTGCAGGTTGATGCCCAGCGCCCGCTTTGCCGTCGCCATGAAGGTTTCGGTGTGGCGCTCCGCTTCCAGATCGAGGATGCGGTTGACCGTGGTCGAGGCGATGCGCTGCAGCTGGTTGGCCAGCGCTTGCAGTCCAGCGAACCAAGACCTGTCGGCGTCGGCCGTGTACGCGCGAGCAGCGCGTTTCTGCTCCTGCTCCGACTGGTAGAGCGGGATGATGCTCTCCCGCGTCATGGCTGCGATCTGGATCAGCATCGACCTGAGCGCCGCGTAGTACTGCTTCTCTGCCGACAGCCTGACATCGACCGCCGGCAGCTCTACCTTCGAGCCCTTTGGCTTGTCAGCCAGCTTGGCGAGCGAATATCGCAGCATCACTCCTCGGAGACCTTCGATTTCCAGTCGTCGTCGACTTCCTCGAACAGCTCCGGTCCCAGCACGATCTCACCCCGGTAGGGATCGACCTTGGACAGGTCCATGCCTTCGGGGATCTTCCACGTGATCGTGATGTGCGGCTGATACTCTGGATAGTCCGTATCCGCGCCCATCCGCTTGATGTCTTCATGACGCCAGGTGAGACGAGAGCTTGCGAACTGAAGCACCACGGCCTCGCCGAACCGCTCCATGAGGCGCGGGCCACCAGCGAGGATCTTGATCGTGTTGCCGCTGTCGGCCCACTCGATGTCGTTGCCAACCTTGATCCAGTCGAGCGGCGACCGGGTGTGGATGATGGTGACGTGCAGATCTTCCTGAACGGTATCGAAGCCCTGAGATTTCGCCCAGCGCTTGATATCGTCGGCATTGACCACGTCGCGGTGGATGCAGAGCGTGCGAGGCAGGGCATCCGTGGCAAGCAGCTTTGCCTGCTTCTGTTCCTCTGGGTCCACCTTGTCGGGATCGTCGACACCGAGATCGAACTCGCCCGCAGCGTCGGTTTCCGCCACAGCCTGATCGAGACCAGGGTAGAAGCTCAATTCCACAAGCTGGTTTGTTACGACCGTCCGAAGCTCGACCGGCGTGAAAATGCCAGTGTCGGTCAACGTCTTCGCGGTCTCGGCGTTCATCTTGCCGATCTCAGCCTGCTCCTTCTCGGTCATCTGCTTGAGCGGAGCCCACTCGTAGAAGACCTCAGGCGGGCGGCTGCCGAGCGCAGAGCGGATCAGGCATTCATCGAAGCGGTAGAGCGCCGGCGTGATCTCAAGTGTCTGAATGGAGCTTACCCGGTCGTAATAGCTATTCATGTCGGATTCACCGGTCGACGACATGCCGGCCGGCGACTGACCGAGCAGGCGCGTTACCGGGATATCCGCTGCGCCGGCTGCCATCTGAAGGAACGACTGCATGATCTCCGGCAGTGTAGCGAAGGACACCTGCTTGCGCTCGTATTCCTCGTCCTTGTCGAGGATGAGTGCCCGGTTGATCCCCTTGGCCAATGCGGCAAGCTGGAACCGATCCAGCAAGCGCGCCTGATAGGTCGGGTCGGATAGGCTCGCCATGAAATCCGGAATTCGGAAGACATCGACGTTTGCCTCAAACACCAGACTGGCAATATTGGCCGCCGTAGCGTCGGCATTCTTCATCGCCGAGTACACCGCCTCGATGATGCTATCGCCCCAGCCGTGATTGAGGCCCATAGAAAGCAGCTGGTCACCGTGCGGTGAGCCGATGAACACGACCATCCGTGAGGGATGGATACGGACCATCGATTGCGTGCCGGTAGCCTCGTAATAGGCGGGCTTGCCGTAGAACTCCGAAAGCACGTCTTGCTCGATCGGGCCTGCGGTCACATCGCGACGGGTGAGCACCGTGAGATACTTGATCCCGGCCTTGCCGATGCGTTCGGCCGGCAGCGGCTGCATCAGGTCGGTCTCGCCGGTACCAATGAACAGCGCAGCGCCACCCCAGAGGCGGGCCTTGACCTTCGCCTCGAGCAGTTTCTGCCAGAAACCGAGACGGTTCTGCTCGGCCTCGACGGCTTCGATCTGGTCCTGCTCAGCCTGCCAGTCCCTGCCCTTGCGAACAGCGTCCATGGCGGGGATGTCGACGATTTTCCGACCGAGCCAGTTGCACTTGTAGATGGCCGCCAGCTGATAGTCGTCGATGTACTGGATGCCATAGGTAGCCGTCGACATCTTGTCGCGCATGGGATCGCCAAGGCCCGCAACGACAGACCGAAGGCTGTCATTGGCCCTAAGCTGGATCACATCACCCATTGCGCTTCTCTCTTCTGATGTTCGGCGGGTTCTTCACGGTGTCGCGGACGATCGAGGGGATGGCTTTCACCACTCCCTTGATCCCTGCTCTCTTCTTGGCGTCGGCAATCATCTGCCGGCGCTTTTCGCAAGGTCCACAGGCCATGAGGTCACCCCAGGTTCGAAAGCGTGTAGGTGCTTCCAGTAATGTTCACGTTGTCGGCGGCGATCACCGCGTCGGCCAGATTGTGCGACTTGACGCCCAAATCCTTCTTGAGCTTTGCTTTCGGCACGACGCGCTTCTTGCCCTCGCTCTCGACCCACCAGGGCACACAAAGCTCGGTGAACAGCGCATCGAGCTTCTTGGCCCCTATGACCGAAGAGAACGAGAGAATGTCCTCAGGTTTGATAGACTGGCCCCTTGTGACCGCATTGAAGGTGAGCATCGCCCTGCGAGCCGTATTCGCCCACGCCTGAGCCTTTAGGTTGAGGTACTCGTCCTTGTTCAGCGGACTGTTCTTATTCTGTGGGTCGCTTGGCTTATCTGCATCCATCACGGCGCCGCCGGCATGGAAGGCGTAATGCTTCACCTTAGTGGCGCCTTGCCCGTTCTGCTCATCGATGTAGCCGCCGACGAAGGCGCCGACGCCGATCGTGTCGTAAGAGACCGTCGCCCCGGCATTCTTAGCCTTTGCCCATACTCGCTTAGCGTTCTGAACCAGCTCATCCTTGCCCGATGACCAGTCTTCTGCATGGGTGAAAACACCTTCGATCTTGTCAGCCGTGGCGCTTTTGTCCTCGCCGTCGTCGGCGGGGTCGAAGCCGATAATATTCCGGCCGGTCAGACTGACCTTCAACACCTTGTGGGCGTCCACGCAGGCGTCGAGCCAACGGCGCTTGAAGATCGAAAGCTCGCTGTCTCCGAGCGGCACGCCACCATAGACGTGCTCGAACATCTCCGGGTCGCGTTCATGCATGGCCGCGATGTCGCGCAGCGCCTTTTGCGAGAGGAACGGGTTCTCTGAGTAGTTGATACGCCGAACGATGCAGTGCGGCGGCACGTTGACCACGAAGTTCTGCCACACATAGTCGGTGACGAACTTCGGATTGAAGAGCAGGATCGCAAGGCTGTCTTCCTTGCGGATGGTCGGCCCGATGACCGTCCACTGGTCCTGGGTAAGCTTTTCCGCCTCTTCGACCCACAGGATGTCGACGTCCGACGTCCCCTTGATATCCTCAAGGTTTCGCTCGATGCCGTAAAAAATGAACTCCGATCCGGAGGCTATGTGGATGATCGTCGTCTTCTGGACGTCGAAGGCATCCTGCAAGCCTAGATGATTGATGGCCCACTTCAGTTCGGTATAGACCGATTCCTGAATGCGGTTCTGAAAGCGCCGGATGCAGAGCACGCGCATCTTGACCGGCACATGGTCGACCAGGCGGACGAGCTGGCAGGCCGTGTCTCTCGTCTTAGAGCTGGACCGGCCGCCGTGAAGCACCGCGATGTCAGCCTCGCCGAGGAATACCTTCTCCCAGAAGTCGAACAGCGCCGGGTTGGTAAGCGCTCCGGCGTTCAGTCCTTCGTCTCTTGCCGCAGCACCTCTCGCCATGTCCGTGTCTCTGTCTGGATCGGTGCGCCGTCCTTGCCGGTGTGCTCATGCCGCTCGACGAACATGCCCAAGTGCTTGCCGATATCGACCAGGGCGCCTTTCTTGTCATGGAGCTTGAGCTTTATGCCGCCCGTGCTGTTCTGGCTGATCTCCGCGATTGCGCCGGCCGTGTCGTCATCGATCTCGTCTGAGGAAATCAACGTGACATTGTTGGTGACCACGTTCTTGATCACGAGGACGTCGCCCCCATCGGGATTATCCTCCTCGGTCACAAGCGTGCCTTGCCACTTGATGGCCTTTCGGATGTCCGCAAAACCAATCTTCGCCAGCTCGGCAAGAACCCGCTCTTTCGTGATGGCGAGCTTGCATATGGCCTTCTCGGTGGCCTTCCGCTCCACCGTTTGCTCCCACTCCAGAAGCTCGGTGACGCGTTGTCTGATGTTGTCTTTCTGCTGTAGTCGCGATGCATTTCCACGGTCAGGCTTGAAGCCTGCGTCCGCATATGCGTCATCTGCTGTCTTGCCTTTGGCGAGCGCCTGCGCGAACTTTTCGTGTCGAGCATTGCGGAGAACGGACATGGCGCTAAGGGCGATCGGGATAGATGAACTTGACGGATTCCAGTTGGATGGTTCCAACCAGCTTTATTGGCGAGGCCAAACGGTCGTTCTGGAACAAAGGCTGAGGCTTGAAGGATATCAAATCGTCCTCGCTACGATTGGTGCGGTCGGCGCTCTTCTTGCGGGTATTCACCCATTTTTGGTCAGCTTTGGCACCCTTTAACGAGTACGCCAGATCCCCCAGATTGCTGGACCTTTGATAGCGTGGCCTTGCATTCTGTGGTGTCCCGTGCATTCATTCTCCAGAACAACGGGAGGATGAAATGAGTTGGGCGAACTACAACTGCCCCGTGTGCAATGAGGTGGCCAAAGAGGCACTGCCTCGACTAGGTGATTTTGTCGAAATAGTTTGCGAAACAAATTGCGGACGATACCGCATTACCGGCACTGCTATGGGAACAATCAGATACCAAGAGCCTAAGGTGCGGCGTGCACTTCTCGAAAGTGCCAAGGCCGTAGCCTCCGCTGATGATCGCGAGGTACCGATCATCACGTCATATTTATGAGCGGTCATTGCTGACGGGTTTTGCGCCTGGAACCTTTGTTTGTCGCGCGCCTTTTCACTACAGGCGCAACAACCTCGGGAGGTTCGAATGAACGAGGATATGATCGAACGACTGAACGCCGTCAGTCGGCAGCTTCGCTGGCGTTCGCTTGAATTGGCCAATCAGGACGATGACCGCGATCTTTCTCTGTTTATGCAAGGCCTTGCCATCACTATGGAGGCAGTCAGCGAGCTCGGCGCTAAAGTGAACCGACTTGACGGTTTGCAGGGGCTGGGTAGAGCGGGCGATTAGCCCGGCTCTCCATTTCAAAAACTGCCGATCACGAGACCTTGTCGAAGATGAGCGAGTAGACGCCGCCGATCTCGAACTGTTCGATGGCGGCCGGGTTGGTCACGGTCATCGAAAGCTCCCCTTGGGGCGTCCACTTCGACCAATCACCGTTGCCTTCCGGCACACCCTTGAGATAACCGCCGAACGCAGCGGCCAGCCTGATCTCGACGTTCACGTCGCCGGGCTGGCTCGTGGCGCGGTGGTTGATCTCTTTCACGTAGAACATTGCCTGTACGCTCATGCGTCTTCTCCTTGGTTGGACCGGATACCGCCGGACGCGGATCTGATGTTGATTTTTCCACCCTCACAGGAGGAAGCAAAAATGAACATCGGCAACCGGGCGCTTGGCCCGGCTCGCCAATTCAGGGCAGGCAAGACCAAGCAGCCGCGTCTGCATTACGAAGATTTGGAGCCGAAGAAGGTTCTTCAGAAATTGAGCCGCACGCCAACGACATTGGCATTGGAGCCGCCGTGCATGTCGCCGAGCGTCCCCCAGGCTCCGGACCGGTGGTGAACCCGCCAGAAGAAATCGACGTCGGGCATAGTATCGAAGGAAAGGTCCAATTCGGGGCCGAGATAGAACAGCGTTCTGGCGTTCCCGTTGCTTTCCAGCTCGTTCTGGCGCTCCCGACCCTCCTGGGTATGGGTGACATAGCTGAGGCCAAACGTTAAGGCTGGCGAGATACGGGCAACGTCGCCAATCTCGAAACCGTCATAGCGACCGACGACGCCGCCCCAGAATTCCGCATTCGGATGCCCGCCGAATCTTCCGGCAAGCCCCGCTTCCAGTCCGAACTTGAAGGAGCCAATCCTTCCTGGGAAGTACTGGTAGCCGAGGCCGGCGATCGGGAGGTCGGCGTATGTGACGCCGAAAGGATTGGCTGCCTGGAGCATGTTGGCATCGACCATCGCGCCGCCGAAGGCGAATACCGACTGATCGACGTCGCGGGTCTGTGCCTCCGCGTCGGTTGTTCCCAAGAGCGGCATCATGGCAGCGCCAAGCAACAGAGCAAGCGGGATCGCAGTTGAAGCCTTCATATGGGATCTATTCCTGGACCTCATGTCTTCTCCGTCGCGCGCGTGCATCCACCTTGCGGAAGTCCACATTAGGTAGCATAGACCACCAAAAAAGCATTAACCAGTGACCCCGTCTCGGCAAGATTCGGTTGGTGGGCAAAGAAAAACTCGCCGACCTGCGAAGGTGGCGGGGATGTTAGGCGTTGGTTCGGCAAACGTCGAAGTGTTACGGACCGACACCAATTTTGAGGAGACACCCCACCACGGCGCGTTATGGTCACTGCCAACGGGAGAAGACACGATGAGCAAGGAAGCAAGAAACGGGATAGCAGCCAGAGATTGGCAAGGCACGGTGAGGATGCACGCGCTACCCCTTGCCATCGCTGTGGTTTCTCTTGGTTGCCAATTCTTTCTGTAAATCGCGGAGCGGTTCGAGGTGCCCTAGTCGGACAAGGCGAGGCTCTCAGAAGGTCGTTGCCGGCGACCGCGGGCGGTATTGCATCTACCTCGGTCCTAAAAGCTGCATGAGCCGCCGCCCTTTGCCTGGAAGCCGTCCGCGCAGCCGATGTTCAAAGGCTCGTTCATCGAGCGGGCCCCCGGCCCTCCGGGGCTACATGACGAAATGATAGCGGCGAGCAAGAGGAAAGCGAAGGCTGCGACTGGTTTGTGCACGCGGATCATGGGACTTCTCCAAATTGAGATCCGAAAGAGCCCGAGCGGCGAAACCTTACGACTCCAAGTAAATCGGTATTGGTTCCATGGCCGGGCCTGCTGAAACAGCTAAGCGGCGTAAGCATCTCTGTCCCGATAGGCAATGTTATCCAGGCGAGGCGCAAAATGGTCTAGGGACAGGCAAGGACATCATGAACTTGTACTCGCCCTTTGGAAAGAGGAGAGGAAGGAATACCACGCCCCGGCGACTGAGGATGGGTCCGGAGATCAACCGGGCAGAGCCTCGAACCTATGCTGCCTGAACCTTGGCCTCTTCCTCTCGGCGCTTGGCCTCCCGCTGCCGGCGAGTTACTCGACCTGGGAAGCCATTGAAAACTAGTGTTTAGTGGCCTGAATAATTATCGTTCCCATGGAGACCTTCGGCGCATCCATGCTGATGTTTGCTGCATTTTTTGAGAGCCAATCCTTTGCAAGGCGCACACTCTCTTCAATGCCGGCCTTGTCCCGGCACACGGTCATCGATAAGCCGCCGTCGCTTTCACTACTGCGTGCTAGAGTGTAGCTTTCAAAGCCCGTGACTGCACGCATAAGCTTTTCAACGTCTGCCTTATGCATCTCCAGCAATGAGAACAGCTCTTTCGAGCCCTTACCTGAGTAAGTTCTTACGACGACGTCCATAATGGATTTCCTATTCAGGAATGCGTTCATCATCTGAACGCACATGGTGGAGAGCATCAATCCAAACCAACGGCTCCGGTCCTGCTGACCACTATCCCTGATATGGGGCGCCTTCGACCGAATGCGAGTTAATTGTGGCATGGCCTCTAAAGCGATCGGAACCGGCAACAAAAAGGCCGGGGCGAAATCGCACCGACCTTCCTCACGTCTCTCAACCAGTGCCAGTTTACATCGGTTTCCTGGGCGTCCCTTCGCTCTCGGTGGCCCTTCGCTACCCTCCCAGCGTGGCCGACGGGCTCAGCGTCGAGTCGCCCTGCCGGCAACCGGGACAATCCCCTCCAATTGGTAGGCCGCAGGGTTCTCGCTGGTCACGAGCCATCCCTTTGGCCATCAGGCACATCCTCGCCAGACCGTATTATTGCAACGGGAGGCGGCCCGATCTCTGGAACGAAAAAAGCCGCCCGGAGGCGGCTGATTGGGTGAGCGTCTTGCGCAAATCACCACTATAGTTTCTCTATACGCATTTCGATTAACCGGAGCAATACCTGTTAAGCGCTTTTTCGTTTTGTTCCACGGTTCGCATAGCCCCAGCTACGGGCCAGTTCGTCGAGCCCATCCTTTAGATAATCTGTAAGCGTGTGTCGCTCCCGCTGGGACTTGGCCAGCTCCTGTATGGCGTATCCCTGTCCCGCGATCTTGCTCATGATGTCATAAGCGCGGACGCCAAGGATTTCCTGCGCCCGCTTCAGTTCCAATCCGGCTTGGATCTGCCGTTCTGTCAGCGGCTCNCGCGAGCCACCTCCATCGACCGGCTCGCGGCTGTAGTCGAAGGAACCCGCCCCGGCGCCGCCCATAGCCTCCCAGAGCCCACGGAACTTGTCGGCCGCCGCTCTCTGGGAATCATCGATCAGCTTACGAGCTGCAAGCGTAGTGATGGCACTTTCTCGGATATTGACCTTGGCTTTGATCTTGACAGGGTTGGCGCCCTCGCCGTCGTGAGCCTTGGAATAGTAGGGATTGTCGACATACACCGACTGCAGTTTCGCCTTGGCCTGCCATCCTTCAATGATCTTCCGCTTCTTCGCCGCTTTCTGTTCCGCCATGTCTATTCCCTCGTTGTCGAGCCGCCGCTCATGCTTTGATCGTGAAAATTCTCTCGGGCTTCCCCGGCACGTCGTCATCGAAGACGGCGACCGCCAACGATCCAGTCAAAAAGGCGCCAGTGTCGAGATTGCACCGCCCTTCGAGGATGACCGGGCCGTCCTCGAACGGGGTGTGACCGTGGACAATGTAGCCGTCTGGGTGGGCGACATCCTGGTACCGCTTGCACCGGTACCAGAGAAGCATCGCTTCGGTTTGCTCGCACATCGGCTTTGTGGAATCAGCGCCGGCGTGGACGAATATGCGCTTGCCGTCGGCGTAGTATTGGGGGAGAGCGTCGGCCCACATCAGATATTCTATTGGCACCGAACCACCGAACGACTGCAGTGTTTCACGCCCGCCGTTTCCTATCCACCAAGACAAGTCGGCTTGCCCACGAAGGCAGGCCACCATCATGTCCTCATGGTTCCCTTTCAGACAGACCCACCGCCACCGATCGTCCTGTGGTCCTGCCATAAGACGATCCATGACCTGCTTAGATGCCGGCCCACGGTCTATGTAATCTCCCATAAATACAACGGTTCCGCCCGTCGGGCTGGTCTCGGTTCTTTCAAGCGCGGACTGGAGTAAGTCGAACCTGCCATGAAGATCGGCTATGACGTAGGTCTTGCTCATCGCGCAGCCTCCATATCCGTGACTTTGCGCTCAACTTGTATCGTCTTTCCGCCGCCCATGAACAGTCGTTCGGCCTTGACCCGCGCCGCCGAGGACGGCTTGTTGGTCGCCTCGAAGGTCTCGCCGCGGATCTCGCGACCGTTCATGAATGCCACCATGTGCTTCAGGCATTCCTGTGCGGCCTCGCCTTCGGTGTGAAAGACCTTCCGCCTGTCGCCGATGTCCATGACCGGTGACGGGTGACCGTCGCGGCAGAGGCGGATCATTGCCCAGTAGCCGAAACCACCAGGGACGCGACGAGGATAGGCGCTGTATCGGTTCATGCGTCACCTCGCGCCGCTTCGATCTTGCGGATGGCATAGAGGCATGTGGTGTGATCTCTTCCACCGAAGAGCCGACCGATGGCGGGGAAGCTCAACCCGAACAGCTCGTGGACCTCCCACATCAGCAGATGACGGATAGCGGCAGTCTTTTTCCGCCTGTCGCTTCCGACAATGGCTTCGAACCGAATGCCTATTTCCCTGCATCGGTCCTTGATGTGAACCTTCGCCGGGTTCATTGCGATTTCGATCTGCCGGCTCTTTTGCTGGACCACGTGGGCATCGAATAGCGTTTCCTGAACGATCCATGCCGGGCGGGTCTCGCGAGGCGGAATGACGAGCGCTGTGACGACAGACGTGTCTTTGACGATCGCTGTCAGCCTCCCCCTCGCTCTCGGCTTGAAGCACCTGGCGTGAACTGCGACGGCAAAGGCTCGCATCTCGGCTGCACTCGTAAACTCTCTGGCTGCGACGATCATCTGAAACTCCGCTCTGATCTCGCCTTTTCGGCGGCTAGGTACTCTTCTCGGGATTGAGGTTTCTGCAGGTGGGCAAGGCCGTTGGGCTTGGGTGGCCTGTCCGGTGGGCGGGCCGGAGCGTCGTTCCAACGATCGTCCGAAAGCCATTTCACCGGTGAGCACCACTGGCGATCGTCGGTCTTGGCTGCATAGGCCCTGACACCGGCCATGATCTGATTGAGGTTGGCGCGCTTCACGGCTTGGGAGAAAGCCCTCTCCGCAGATGGCTTGCCGATCTTGTTGGGATAGGCTTCCCAAAATATTTCGAAGTCGATATCGACCCCAGGCGTGCTCGCGTCTTCCGAAGGAAGGCTGGTTATGGTATCTGGAAGATGCTGTGGCTCAAGCATAGCATTTGCTAGGCGTGCTTCTTTATCTTTCAACGCCTTAGCTCGCCCACCTGCTTCCCCGGCGGAACTCCTCGATTGAGATTTACTCTCGCTTTTTTCAAGCTCTTTCGTCAGACGATTGTGGCGGATTGAGTCGCTGTCGATGTCGAAGAATGACATCAAGTCATCGGCGATCGCCTTCCACTTCTTCACTGACATGCGGGTTATGCGAGCGAGCTTTGCTTCGTCAGATGGCAGCCTGCCGCCAGCGTTCCACATTGCCATCAATAGCAGCATGTAGGCGCCGATCTGCTCGGTGGAGAGCTGCAGAGTGTCGCCGATGAAGTCGGAGACGTAGAGCTGCATGAATGGGCGCTCGCTCATATGCACACCTCCACATCGATGACGGCGGCATGGCCCTGCAGGTCATCTGCCCATCGCGCGGTGACGCATTCGACCAGGCTGTCATCCTGAACGACGCCAGCCTTCACCAGAGCATCGGAGATCGGCTTGATGATGTTGTCGATGTCACGGGCGCGCTTCGATCGCCAGTGGCGCTGGGCGACGATGGAGAGGCGATACGGACCCTCGACATTGCCGACCCCCTGGGACGTAATTTCTGCGACCGCAGCCTTGCGCCAATCCGAATAACTATCGCTCTTGACGCTGACGACCTTGCCTTCCTTGATGAAGCTCTTTCGAAGCCCGTTCGCGGACGGCGGCATGTTGGTGATGAGGATTCGGGCGGACGCAACGGCCTTCGGTTCGACGAACTGCTTTCGGTATTGCTTGGCGGACATACGCTCGGTCATCCGCGCCTCCGGCTGTACTGGCTGCGCTTGGCGTGGCGTCGTTCAAGCAGTTCGTTGATGAGGCGATCAGCTTCAGCCGGCGCGATGCCGAGAACTTCGGCGATACGCTCGACGTCTGGACCATATTTCGAATAGGCTTCGAGGAAAGTCATGCCTCCGCCCCAAATTTTCCGGTTTCGTCGCCCCATGCCGTCCAACCCAGCCGGTTGGTGCGGCTGAAAAGATCTAGCCGGTTCGCGCGCGGCATCAGGCGCTCGGCCTCGTGATATGCCTCCTCTGGCTTTTCGGAGTGCTCGCGAACCTTGCCATGAATGACTGATCGCGTTGATTTGGTCAGTTTCGGCTGGCCCCGCTTGGCGATGATGAACGGCTCATGCGATCCGCGCAGGCCGTAGCCCGTCCCAAACCATACCTTGTCGTGCTTGGTCATCTTTACCCAGACGCCTTCCGTGCAGTAGGTGAAGCCCCACGCACGAACGGTTGTCAGTTGCTGCGGAAGCATCGGCGCCGTGCCCCAAAGCCAGAGAGTGCAGTTGGGAGCGGCCAGATCGAGAACCGGCATGGCGTTGATCTCGTCGAGCGGCATGGTCTTGTAGTGAGCCTGAGCCGACTTGCCCTCACCCTTCTCCGATCGCACCGCGAAACGCCACGGCGGATCCGCCATGATGAAATCGAAGCTGTGCGGCTGTAGGTCACCGAATGGCCATGTGTCTTGGAAGAGCCTCATGCTGCCCCCCAAGAATTTGGCCGGATCATCCTCTTGGAACAGAACTCCCTAATATACGTTTTTGAGGACCCTGCCCCACGGAGGACGCCATGATCACCATCTGGGATGCGAACGTCGAATTGAAGATAGATGAGCGTTATCACGTCATTAGGAATGCTAGAGAGGCGGTCGCATTTTTGAAGAACAACTGGCCCGAAGACAAAAGCACGAGCTGCGCGAAAGCGCGGAAAATATGCCTGGACGCGGCGAATGGCGTTGCTACGGATGCGGAAGCGCGGGCTGCGTTTGAGGCTGCGGCGAAGGAGGCCGGCATCCTGCAAACTTAACGTCTCTTCATTCGAAGTGAGAAACTTGATCATGCTGCCTTCCCTCTCCTATCGAGAGCCTTCACATACGCCGCCTTGATCTCCTCAAAGCGGGCGATGTCGTATTCCTTGGTTTCGATCTCTCCCTCAGGGCGAGGCTTCTTCGATCTGTGGCCGAAATTATCCAGCCAGGTCACGGCGCTGGCGATACGGCGGTCGAGCCACGCGATCATTTCGGAGGGCTCGGTCACGCCACCGCCCTCGCCTGTTCAACCGCAAACCCGGCCCACTGCTCGGCAGCCGCAGTCATCATCTTCGGGAAAGATCGGCTGCGCATTCTGGCGCGCTCCGGACCTGGTGGCATGCGGTGGACACGGTTCCATGCCCTCCATTCGTCAGATCCGCGCTCCGGCTCCACAAGCATACCTGTCGCTTCAAGCTCTGGAAGATTGCGCAGATACCAGCCGGTGGCCTTGTATTCTGGGTGGCCGAACCAGAACGGCTGCACGATTTGCGGCTTGGGTAGATTGTCCGGCATCCGATCTGCAGCCAGGTCATTCATCTCCGGGTTTTCTGCCGCTACTCGATCAATAGGAGCGTTCCAGCAGGCTTCGAAGATGGATACACCCTCTTCAAATTCGTCCTTCATGCTTTGCCATGTCCGGCCTTGTGGGAGCTGCTTTGGCTCCGTCCATTTCCCGGGGCCGGACATCCAACGCCGGCCGGATCGGCACAGGCGGGTGCAAGGAGGGTGCATTACCGCGAGCAAGTCCCATCCCTCGTTTAGGATTCCGGCCCGAATGTCGCAGACTATGTGGCGGTTTGATCCGTCTTCGGCCGGGAGGATGTCACATGACCAAACGTCATGGCCGAGTTCGGAGAAGGCCCGGCGAGCTATGCCGCTGGTCTCACAACCGATGAGGATGCGCAAAGGGCGAAGATCTAAAGCAAGCTGCTGCATGTGGTCTCCTCAGTCCTCCATGATCCACTCGGCCCTATCGGCCCACTTATTCGCCCGCGCCCGCCACCTGTCCGCCAGACGCGCGCGCACCGAAAGCGGCAACCTTTTTGTCCAGCGCAGCCAGACGGGCGCGTAGTTCCTGTTGCTCACGGTGAGCCTCCTCGATGATCGCTAACTTGAGCGCAGCCATTTCTTCGGCATCGATCCGTCGGGCAGTGCCTTCACGGATCGAGCGAATTCTTCTTGGTGTCAGTTCCTTGGAAACCTTCGGGCGGACGAAGCGATATGCCGCAAATATCGCTCCCTTCACCGAGCCGTAACGCTGCTCCGGGAAGGCCTCTCTCAGAAGGTTTTGTGCATAAAAAGCGTCAGTCATAACCTTGGCCCTGTTTGCCGAGTCCTTGTCATTGTTTGACAACACCTTGTCCGTCTCCTGTGCGATCACTGGTCTCGTTAGGGAGACTTCCGATGCACAGGACTGATGATGAACACGACAGAGGGGAAAGCCTTGCAGGGCCTTCGCCCTCTGTCGTCGGCCCGCCTCGGGAGCAAACCGTTATTCCATTCCGCAGAACCAGTTCCGCCGCTGTTCCTGGTTCTGCTGCTGGTGGCGATCCGCCGTCGCCGCCAGCCTCGTTTCAAGATCTCGGATCCGTCACTCAAGCCGTCGTCATGCGACTGGCGAATAAGAGGATCCGGTTGAAGGTTCTCCGGGCCGTCGGGGAGGAGATCGACGACCCGGAGCGTTGACGAGCCAGTTGGGGCCGCTCATCAATCCGCGAAGCGCATCATGCGCAGGAAGAACCAGGCGATAGGCACATAGAGAAGCGCCCCGCCGATTATGGCGATGGTGGTGGTCATGGTGCTTTCTCCGGTCTCGAAATCTGTTTCCGATCCAGCCCGACGCCGCGTTCGATCGCGCGTTGGGCCATGGCGTCTGTGTGTGACGGATGAAGGATTGGCGTCATGCTGCCACCCCTGCATCACGAGCAGCCCGGAGGCACGACCCGCAATGAGTGCTGCCATATCCACCGCAGTTGTCGCCCGGCTTTCTGCAGTGCGGACGCAAGCGCTTGCTGGCCGGAGCGACTTGAACGAGAGCTCCGGCCGTTGCGGCGGTAGAGGATTGAGCGTTTACATGATCGCCTCCTGCGTTGGCGCCGACGCTTTCGGCGGCGGAGCTTTGGCCTTCGCTGCGATCCTCAGTCGGATCGGTCTCTGCTGCCTGCCACTCGTTCCAGAGGACAGACGAATCCGGGGCGGACGACGACGGTTCAACGTCAGCAACGTTCGCCAGTCGGGCCTTGCCCTTCACTGCAGCGATTGCGTCGTCGTCCGATTGGGAATTGGTGGAGAGGTCGGACGAAGCCGCCTCTCCTTCTTGGTGGCCCTCACGATCCGCAAGCGTCCCGGCTCCGGTCCCGGCAGGAGAGGCTTCGGCTTGCGGACCTACCTCTGGGGACGGCTCATCGTTATTCGAGGGCCTCTCTGGTGCATTCTGCACTTCCGCCTCTTCCCGCTCGATCATGATATCGACGGCAGCGGTCAGCGCAGCGCGACTGGCTTCGGTCTGCATACCATCGACGACCTGCTTGATGAGCTTCGGGCTGACTGGCGTATTGACGAACTCGCCCGTGATCGGGTCAAATTCTTCAATGTTTTCTCGTGCGTGTGCATGCACGAGACCGGTACCGTGGACGGCGTCCCAGTACGTCTCGAACACAACATCTTCCTCGACGCGCTTGTTGTCGTCGAGCTTCCGGCGCGAAACCACCTTCTTGATTGCCTTCACGTCGAAGCCGTTACCCCGAGCATCTTTGTAGATGTCGGACTTGTCGGCGTTCAGGTCTGCGATCTCGGCTTCGAGGCGCTCCACGCGTTCGACGATGGTTTTGAGCTGCAGACGGGCGATACCCTGAGCGTCGGTCATGCGGCCACCTCGGAAGCGGCATTCGAACTCAGGGTCGTAGAAAGGAACAAGTCGCCTGGAATTTCCATTCCGGTCGCCTTCGCATGTGCCCAAAGCTTCTGCGCTGGCCTCAGGGGAATAATGCCGTCGGTGCCGCCCTTTTCTTTGGGCTGCGTCCATCGGTACACTCGGGTACGATCCGAGCCTGTGATCTGTTGGACAACATCAGGCCCGCCAAACAGATCAATGATCGAGGCAGCCGGTTCGAGCTTTTCAATGGGTGCGTTCGTTTCCATGAACGGACTATGCGATAATCGCACATATCGCGTCAAGCAAATTGTGCTTCAATCGCACGAGACCGAGCATTTTCGTTGTGCGAAAATGCCACATGCTTGAAGATCCGTATAAAAAGTGGGTTATCGAAAACCTCGAAAAGCCTGGCATGTCCCAGACGGGATTGGCCAAGGCGCTTGGACTGCACCCCTCCGCAATCAACAAGGTGGTCAGTGGCAAGAGGCAGCTGAAGTCGCACGAGGTAGCGGGAGCAGCCTCCTATTTCGGAGAAGACGCTCCGAATACCGAGTTAGTGCCGGTGACAACGGGGCTTGTGGTCGGTCGTGTGGCAGGTGTCGTCGAGGCCGGTGCTTTCCGCGAAGTGGACGAGTTCGACCAGTCAGAACACATCGAGGTCATACTGCCCCGGGACGACAAATTCCCGCACGCAAGGCAATTGATCTTCGACTGCAGCGGCGACAGCATGAACGATTTGCGTCCACGTCCAATCTTCCCAGGCGATCGCCTCGTCTGTATTTCCTACGAGGACGTTGAGCACCTGGTCGAGCTGAAGTCCGGCATGGTGGTGGTCGTTGAACGAACGCGAGACGGCGGCCACTTCCGCGAATGGTCAGTCAAGCAGCTCGAGGTGTTTCCCGATCGAGCCGAATTTCATCCTAGATCGACAAACGGGAAGCATAAGCCGATTATCGTTAAGCGGGATTACGAGGCCGACGACGGTGTTACCGTCCAAGTCATTGCTCTTGTCCGCCGCGTGATGAACGAGATGCCGGGGTTTTAGGATGACCACTGATCGCTTCAATGAATGTCTTCGTGTTATCCGCTGGACGCCCATCAACATCGCATCGGCGCTCCAGTGTGAACTTTCGTGGATAGAGGCGTTGGAAGCCGGGAACGAGGAAATCCCCTCAGGACTTGCGGTATGGCTGGAAACTCTAGCGAAGGTGCATGAGGGGCTTCCTCCGCCAACAACATATCGCGGCAACCACGCGAAGGCGTGAGCTAAGCCGCGAAGTGTCGAAGGCCGTGTAGATCGAACTCCTTACAAGCCTGGGCGATATCCTGTAGCACCCAGCGCTTCGGCTCGACGCACATCCGGCTCCTGCCTTCATCGTCCAAGAAATTCATGATCGGAACGATGCAGAATTCATCCTCGTCACCAACTGGTGCGAACGCCGCGACCTTAAATGTGAGCCCAGGGAAACGGTTTCCAAGGTAATGCTCGAACCGCTCTTTCGCCGCGGCAACAGCTACGCGCCGCTCGTATGGCGGCACGATGATGAACTCGATTACGTCTCTCTCAGTAGTCATACGAATTTCCTCCGCAGATCCCAACCAGCCGGCCAATCACCCCACTGCAGGGCTGGCACCGGAACGGGATTTTCTCCAGGTAAACACTCTCGATAAGCTCTTCAGCATCTCGCGGCACGTCATCGCCGATTGGCATATCGACGACCTTAACGCTGTCTCTCATGCAGTTCTCGCACCTGATGTGAAGCGTGAACGGCGCTGCCCGTCTCAATGCTGCATAGCCCATTTTGTTCTCCTTTCGTTCTATAAAAGCAGAGCAAGGGCGAGCTGTCGAATCGATTCTGCGGTCGTCACGTCCAAATATTTTGTGCGATTATAGCACTTTTAATGCTTGCGTTTTTTGTGCGATTATCGCATAATTCACTCATCGAAAACACACCGCCGATCTCCTTAGGGACGAAGAAGCGGAACCGAGGAGCGGACAATGCAGCATGCACGAGACATCGCTACCGAACAGAGCAAGCGGGACCTTCGCTGGTGTGAAGCACACACCCTCGCTGCCTGCGACCAGTACATGGCGATTGAAGCGCAGCGGTCTGGCGCGATCGGCTTCGCTCACGTCCGCAAGCCGGAGAACGCTATCCGCGGGGAGAACTGGCTGTACGGGGCTATGTCCGTCGTCGAGGGTCACTACCGCTACGCTCGTGAGATCATGGGCATCGCCGACGCGGATCAGCTCTATGCGTGATGCCGCCTCGCTTCTTCAGGCCGAGTTTTATCAGGCCGACGCCGCGGCTGAATATGCCGACGCCATGCGCCGCCGGGACATGAACCCGACCGCCCTCGCCTCGTCGATCACCGACAATCAGGAAGACGGCGCTGTCTTCAGCCGGAAGGCTCGTGAGCGCATGGGTGTCTACGACAGGGACCAGTTCTATGCGTGAGGCTCAATCCTACCTCGATCGCGCCAAGGCCATCAACGCCAAGGTCGAAGTAGAGCGCCAGCGCATGATCGCCGGTCTCAATCAGGTGGTGATCGTCATCGTCATGCTTTCCGTCGTCGGCCTTTGGGCGCTTTCGCAGGCCGACCAGCAACTCAAAACCAAAGCCCTTGAAAATCAGGAGAACATCTCATGGAGAAGGTAGAACCAAACCTCTGGGCTTGGTGGCAGGAAGCACTTGCCGGTCGGCTCGGTCCGATCCACGACGGCGACCCACAGCAGGGTTTCTATCGCACGCGCTTCAAGGACAAGCCGTGGGAGCCTGTCGCTATCTGGTTCGAAGACGGCAACTGGTTCGCCATGCGCGGCGATCACACGATCGACGCGTCTGACATCTGGACTTGGTGCTGCCGAAACCCAATCACTCACGAAGCCTATACCATGGCCATAGAGGGCGGTGGGTGGGACGACGAGCCTGAGGCACCGATCGGCCATAACCGGCCGACCGATCTCGACCCCTACCAGGCTCTCCTCCACGAGTTCGCCTCCGAGAAGGAGCAGGCCGAGGCTTTCATGAAGAAACCGATCACGATGCAGGCTGAGGCCGACCGCGCCGCGATCTGGTCAAAGCGCCTGTCGACGATCGCGAAGAAGGCGACCGATCTTCACAAGGTTGAAAAGCAGCCGAGCCTCGATGCTGGTCGCGCTGTCGACAATAAATGGCGCGACCTCAAGGAAGAGCCGGATGCACTCAGCAAGAGGCTGAAACGGCACATGGACGCCTTCCTGCAGGAAGAGGCGCGCAAGGAGCGCGAGCGGCAGGCTGCGGCACGAGCAGAGGCTGACCGCATCCAGCGTGAAGCCGACGCCGCCCGCATCGCAGCGGAGAAGGCAGCAGCGAGAAACGACAACGACAGCACTGCCGACGCAGCGTCGATCGCCGAGCGGAACAATGCCATCGCTGAAGCCGAGCGCCTTTCACAGCAAGCAGCGCAGGCCGAGCGCGATGCGCAGGCCCGAAACGCCAGCGCAGGCCGGACCGGCGCCAAGGTTTCGCTCCGCACCTTCGTCTTCGCCGAAGTTACCGACTTCGACGCGCTTCTCATGGCGCTGAAAGACCGGGTTGAAATCCGCGAGGTTGTTGAGACGCTCGCCAACCGCGCGGCGCGCTCGGGTGTCGAGCTGGCAGGCATGAAGATCGCATCCGAGCAGAGGGCCGCATGATGACTGAGGTAACCAGCACCACCAGCCCCCTCGCCGTCGCCGCCATCCAGTTCAAGTGGCAGAAGGACGGAAAGACCTACGACTACTTCATTCCGGAAGGCATGACGGTCAACGTCGGCGACAAGGTCGTCGTCGAGACCACGCGCGGTGAAACCACAGTCGAGGTCATGGAGATCAAGGCCGACTCTGACAAAGCGCAGAAGAAGATCATTCGAGTCGTCGAGCAGGTAGCCGAAGGAGCAGCGGCATGAACGCGCTCGTTCCGGCACTCGCAGGCGGCGGGACCGTCCTCGCCATTGTCCCTCAAACCTTTGAAGAAACCATGCGCATCTCGCGGGCCGTGGTCGCCTCTGGCCTCGCCCCCGCCGCGCTGATCGGCAAGCTTGAGGGCGATGACGCAGCGGCAGCGGTTGCGGTTGCGATCATGTCTGGCGCCGAGCTTGGCCTGAAGCCGATGGTCAGCCTTCGGAGCTTCACCGTCATCAACGGCAAGCCCGCCCTTTACGGCGATGGCCTGATCAACGTCGTCCGCATGTCGGGCAGGGTCGCCTATCTCCGGACCGGCTGCGAAGAGCGCGGCGGGAAGATGATCGGCTATTGCGAGGCCAAGCGTCTCGATAGCGGCGAAGACAAGCGCGTCGAGTTCTCGCAGACCGACGCTGAGCGCGCCGGGCTGTGGCAGACCAAGGCCGTCGTCACGAAGTGGAATAAGTGGGACAAGAAGAACGAGGAAAAGCCGAACGATAGCCCTTGGTATCGGTTCCCCCAGCGCATGCTAGCATGGCGCGCAGCTGGCTATTGCCTGCGCGAACTGTTCGGCGATGTGCTCGGCGGTATCCGCGATGAGTTTGAGGCCCGCGAAATCGCCGATCTCGATGAGATGCGTGTCGTGTCGCCCCCGGTATCCGAAAGCAAGCCCACACCGCCGAAGCCACCGAAGCCTCCCGCTCCACCGGCCGCCAAGACGATCGACGCCGATCCGGTGGTGGACCAGAAGCAGCGAGAAGGCGAGTTCGCCCTCGGCGATTTCCTCGACGAGATTGAAACGGCTTTGTCCGGCGCCAACGACGAGGCTGACGTCGAGGAGATCTGGAACGACTTCGACGCGCCTGCCGTGCTTGAGACGGAAGGTCATGCCGACACGATCGATGCCGCATTCGCGATCAAGACGCGCCGCCTCGCGCAGCTTTCGCCGATGAACGGCGGCTGACATGGGCAGAGCGCTTCTCGTCCTGGCAAACGCAGATTTCCGTCAGAAGGCGATCGACTGGATTCGTCGCGCGCCAATGGATACCCGCGTCGAGTTCAAGGGCCCGAAGCGCACCCTTCCCCAGAATGACCGCATGTGGGCCATGCTGACCGATTTATCCGGCCAGCTCGCCTGGCACGGGAAGCGCCTGGCACCAGACGATTGGAAGTTGGTGATGCTCGACGCCCTGCGCCGGGAGACCCACGAGCAACTGCGGATCGTCCCGAACACCGACGGGACCGGCTTCGTCAATCTCAGCACGTCGTCGTCAGACCTTTCGAAGGAGGAGATGACGGCTCTCATCGAAATCATATTCGCCTTCGGCGCCGACCACCGCGTCGAGTGGTCTGAACCTCAACAACACAAAAGGGGAGCAGCATGAGAACGGCAGAAGACTACCTCCGCAAGCATCCGCGCGCCTTGCCGACCACCCTCGCCTTCATCGATCGACGAAACGAAATGGTCGAAAGGCTCAACCGCGAGCTCGAAGCCAAGAAGGCCGCTGAGCAGCCGGCGCATAAGTCGATCATCGATCGGTTCATCCCCCGGTTCGGGAGGCGCGCATGAGCCGGTCAGTTGATGAATGGATCGGCAAGACCGACGATTCCAGAGTGCCGGACCGGGTGCGCATCCGCGTATTCGAGCGCGAGGGCGGCGTCTGCCACCTCTCCGGCCTTTCGATCGATAAGGTTCGCGACGAGTGGGATCTCGACCACAAGGTCGCGCTCATCCTCGGTGGCGAGCACCGGGAGAGCAATCTCTTCCCTGCCCTTCGCCAGCACCACCGGAAGAAGACCGCCGTCGAGATGGCCGTGAAGTCGAAAATTGCCAACGTGAAGAAGAAGCACTTTGGCTTCGGCAAGTCTAAAGCTGGCGGTTTCCAGTCCCCTTTCAAGAAGAAGCTGAACGGCGATGTCGTAGACACTCGCACTGGGGAGATCGTGGGCCGATGACCGATGCTGCAGGACTTAAGCCATGCCCGTTCTGCGGCGGAGAGAAGATCCGAGACGGATACATCCGCGACGGTCGCCGGATCTATTGCGCGGATTGCTCCGCATCGGTGACTGCATTTCAGCCCGAAGCGTCGAACCGTGCCGCCGCCCTTTGGAATTGCCGTCCCGCCGAGCTAGCGTACTACTGCACCATATCCGACAAGCTTTCCCGCGTCCTCCAGACCGTGACGAACGACGATACGTCCGTTGCTGGGTCGAAAGAGCGTGAGCGGTTTGTGGAGCGGACGAACCTCTTGGTCGAATGCATGGGGTCGGATGCGACCTCTACGCATGTGGTGGAGGGCGACGAGGTCCTCAAGAACCTCGGCTTGACCACCACAACCCTACGGGGCAAGGTGGCTGCAACTGGGGGGACTGATGTCTCACTTCCTAACCATCGCCAGCGTGTTTCAAATATGGGTTGGCATCGTTCTAGCTTTCGCCGGGATGATCTCAGTCGGCTCCATGTGCATTGGTTTTGGGGTTTTGTCCTTAGGACTGGCCGCCATCGCCTATCGGCTGAAGCGACAACGTCCGAAATAGGCGATGCCATGGCTTTGGGAGTCCGGCTTCCGAGCGCAGCAAAGGCCCATCGCAGGGTTGGCGATGGGCCTCTAGGCCAGTACAGGAACAACAAGCCCGATGATCAACCGTCTGCTGGCCTGAATGTTCCATCCTCTGCACGGACGGTGGTTGCCGCCCCTGTGGACGATTCCGGTGGAAAGCGGGGATAACATGGGCACCACCGTTGATCTCACCCGCAATGTGCCCCGCCTTGGACTGAACAGGTCCGAGGTCGCTCTAGCCATCGGCGTGAGCGTGAACACGGTCGATCTCATGGTCGAGGAGGGTTTTCTTCCGAAGCCGCGGAAATGGCATACCCGAAAGGTGTGGCTTGTCGCAGAGGTCGCCACCGCTATGTCTGAGTGGCCTGAGGACGGCATTCCGAAGCAGAGGGAAGACGCTGACGACGGTGATGACTGGCGGGCGTCTGCATGACAGACGTGGCCAATATCGATCTGCCTTACGTGGAGAAGAACAAGAGCCGCCATGGCTCGACGCGCTACTATCTGCGCATCGATGGCGCCCGCATCTGCCGGCTGCCGGACGATATCAACAGCGAAGAGTTCGCCTCAGCCTATTGGAAGGCCCGTAAGGCCGCAAAGCCGGCCGTGGAGCGCGTTGGCGAAGCGAAGGCAATATCTGTCGTCGTGAAGCCAAACAGCTTTAGGTGGCTCTGTATGGAGTATATGCGCAGCAATGCGTTCATCACCCTCGACCAGTCGACGCAGACGCGCCGCCGCAACATCATGGAGAGCATGTGGGCGGAGCCATTGAGCGAAAAGGACGACAGGACGTTTTCGGATATCCCGCTGCCCAAATTAACCGTGTCGCACCTTGAGGTCCTTCGCGATCGGAAAAGGGAAGCCCCGTTTGCTGCCGACGAGCGGCTAAAGGTTCTGCGCCAGGTATTCGACACCAAGAAGGACGGCAAACCGATCACGGCGAACATCGCTCGACTGGTCGATCCCTTTAACGAGCATTCCGACGGGCACGAGACGGCCACTCCCGACGACATTGCGAAGTTCATCGAACATCATGGCACCGGATCCAAGGCGGTGCTCTACGTCGCTATCCAGATGTACACCGGCTTCCGCGTGTCCGATCTCGCGGTCCTAGGCCCGCAACACCGCCGCAAGGACGCCTTCAAGCTCCGCCTGTTCAAGAACAGGAACCGGACGCCCGTCGATATCGACATTACCATCCACCCCATCCTAGAGGCCGTTCTGGCCACGCACACGGTTACGGCAATGACCTATCTCGTAACTGAGTTCGGAAAGCCGTTCAGCGTGAAGGGCCTGGGCAACAGGATCTCCGATTGGTGGAGGCAAGCCGGTATGCCCCACCTCACCTCGCATTCGGTGCGCAAGGGACTTGCAACGGATGTCGCCCACAACGAGGCGACCGACAGCATGCTCGAGGCGATGTTTGGCTGGAAGGATTCGAAAACATCGAAAATTTACACGCGAAACGCGGAGAAAGCGCGCCTCGCTAGACAGACGGTTGAGAAGATCAACTGGGATGGAATCGGTTCAAAGCTGCTGCCGCTGAAGGACGGAACCGAAGGCTGA